ATTAAGCCATCCGTCAAAGCAAGGATAAGTTTTAGCGCGCCTTCGGTAAGTCCGGGTAAAGCGCTGATAAGACCTTTCAAAAGTGTAATGACGATCTTTGATGTCGCATCTGTCAGCAAAGAGAGGTTGTCCACAATCGCCTTACCGATAGACATGACTATATCCATGCCAAGTTTAATTGTATCCGGCAAGGTTTTCATTATCGCATCTACAATGCCGCCCACCGTTTTGCCAATAACCGCGCTTATCTTTGTCCAGTCGCCGTTCGCTTCGTTAAGTCCCCTTGTGAATTCACCCAGAAGGTTAACTCCATCGTCCGCCAACACTTGCAGCTGCGGCAATAAAATCATGCCTAAAGCATTTTTTGCCGTTCCTGCGCCTGACTTTAGCCGTTGCAAAGAATCGTCAAACGCTCCGAGCGCTTTTAAAGACTCACCGCTCATTACCGCGCCCATTGATTTAGCTTCTTCGGTTAGTTTAGCGATTCCCGCTGAGCCTTGTTGAATCAAAGGGTTCAAATCCTGTGCGCTTTTTCCGAATATTTGCATGGAAAGCGAGTTGCGTTCGGTTTCGTCAGAAACTTTGCCCAACGCGTCGATGATTTCCCAATAAACGGTTTCAGAATCCCCAAGATTGCCGTTTGAATCCGTAACTGCCACACCTAAGGCTTTGTAGGCTTGCGACACATCTCCCGTTCCGTTTTTAGCGGAAGTCATAGACCTTATGTTTCTAGCCATGCTTCCGGTTAAAGTCTCAATCGACACATCCACCAGCTCGGCAGCGTAATTGTACGCCTGGAGCGACTCGGTTGACATGCCCGTAACCGCAGACATTGTTAGCATTTCATCCGCATATTGTGCCGCGGCGGTAGTCATTCCGGTTAACGCTTTAGCCGCGCCGACCGCAGCCGCGCCGACGGCGACAAAAGCTGTGCCCATAGCGGCTCCTACGGTTTTTAACACGCTGTCTAAGCGTTTAAACTTGGAGTTAGCCTCGTCAGCGTCTTTGCCGGTTTTATCAAGCTTGTCGCCGAACTGATCCGCTTGCTTCTCAGCCTCGTTGAACTCGTCGCCTGTCCTGTCAAGCGTCTTGTTGTTCTGATCAAGCTCGCGTTCCATGCCGTTTAACTCGGCTTTGGCGTTGTTAAGCTGTATAGCCCATGCTTGGGTTCGTTTGTCGCTTTCCCCGAACGAGTCGGCGGCATTTTGGAGCGCCATTTGCAGTGTTGAGATTTTGTTTCTTTGCTCGTCAATCTCTTTGTTAAGGATTTCATTTCGGGCTGTTATAGCCTGTATGCTCTTGTCGTTTTTGTCAAATTGGGAAGCTACTAGATTCATCTCGGAGCCAAGCACCTTAAAGGACTGATTGATTTCCCTGAGGGCGTTTTTGAATTCCTTTTCACCCTCGACGCCGATTTTAAGGCCGAAATTGTCCGCCATGCCGCCACCTCCTTTCTTCGTGCGCTAAATGCCATCCGGCATCACATCGTCAATAAACATCTCCCTTTTAGGTTTCGCCATTCCAAGGAATTGCTTGTGGCACTCCCACAAGTCCATCAAGTGTCCAATCGGCATTGACCACACCAGTTCTTCGGAACGGTTTAAGTGTACAGTCCCCCAATAAAGAAGCCGGGTAAACAACTCATCGTCGCTTACTCGGCTTCTGTGTTTTTTGAGTCGCCCTCGCTTTCGATGTTTCGTTTGGTCCCCCTAAACATTGCCTCGGTAATGGCGGCTTTGTAGTCAGCCAACTCAAGCGGCGATGTTAAAAGCTCAAGCTCGTCTTCGGTTAAGAGCGCTTTTGGATCTGCTTTGTTTTTCAGGTTGTGAATAAGGATTGATTGGTTGGCAAGCACTGTTATCAACCATACGATTTCGTCCAAAGCATGCTCAAAGTTTTCAGATTTCATAAGCTTTTCACCAAGGTTCTCCAAACCGCCGTAACGACGGGCAATCTCTTTTGTGGCACGGGTGGTCAACACCAGTTGAAACTCAGTTCCTCCAATGCAAATAACTGCGCTTCTATCGTTATCCATAGTCAATCACCCCCTTATGCTATGAAAGCAGGCTCATAAACCGATGTGTACCAACCTGCGACGGTAGCAGGCAAAACTCCTTCATCATCCGCGTTGACTTCCGCCTTCCACGGATGGTTTCCCCTTTGATCCGGCTTATTGCGCCGCATGACCGTCCCTTCAATTGTGGGAGTAGAAAAAGTAATGCTGTCGCCCTTGGTAGTCAGGTTCGTACCCGGAATCCCGAATTTAACCTTGTAAAGCCAGAGGTATCGGTAATGCCCGTTAGCCTTTTTAGCCCGAAAGCCGATTGCGACTGGTGCGCCGATATCTTCGCTTGACGAAATAAGAACGCCTTTATCGTCAATAGCTGCGCCGGTAAGCAGCGCTGCGGCGGAACGTCCTATACTGTCAACACCTAGCGACAAAGTGCCGCCCTGAAACTCTTTGACTACCTCCGCCGCGCCGTCATCGGCATAAAGTGTCGCTTCCGCAAGTTCAATTGAAAGCTCCGCGCTTATTGCTTTTGCTAACATGACAGGTGCGCCATAGGTTTCCTCGCCCGTGGTGGGCGATTCGGTTATCGGCGCATAGTAAAGCCGATCAAGCCCTATCGTTGCCATAAGTCAAACCTCCTTTAAATTTCATATTCTTTAGCCAGCTCTATCACAAAATGATGGTAGCCGGTATTTTCCTCAAATCCGATGTAGCGCCGGTCAGAGATTATGAAATCGTTATCCAGTAATGCATTCACAATTTGATTTTTGCGCTTTAGATAGTTGTTTTTACTGAATAACGATATCCTTACTTCCTGCACCTCGTATCGGGGACGGTTGTCCGCATAAAAGCCGAATGTGTCGACAAGCGGGGTAATGACCAAATACTCGTCAGGCGCTTTACCTTTGAAAACGCCTGTTTCCACAGAAATATCAAGTATGCCCAATGTTAGGTTCAGTTCGTGTAAAATGCTCATAGGCTGTTTATCTCCTCATTAAGCTTAGCTACCATCGCTTTAACACAAGGTTTTCTCGACGCAGACTTTGCGGGCTTAAGGAATGGCTTTGCAGGCTGGCCGTGTTTGCCATACTCGATGATGTTGGCTATTTTGGCATTGCTCCCACCATCAGTACGTGGTTCTGAAAACCCGATCTTAACATTGAAGTTGCCGTTTTTATCCTGCTTGGCAGGGGATAAACCCAGCGCGTTTTCCAACTCACCGGTAGAACGAGATGGATTCTTGGTATCACGCCCGACAACAGCATTCAAAGTACCTTTAACTTCCTTAAGAGCTACAATTCCGCCCTCTTTCAAAACCTTAGGGATAATCACGTCTGTCTTTTGCGCCAACCTTGACACTTTCAAAAGGAACTCCTCAGGCATTTTTACATGAACTTTAGCCACCCGAAATCACCTTCTTAGCCAAAACCTCTATATACATCCCTCGTCTGCGCACATCTTCAACACTTAAGATATTGTATCTGCCATCAGCGCAAACTATTGAATTATCAGTTGTCACCTCGAAATCAGGCAGCTTGCGAAAACGGAATATTGACGTCGCCTCAGAAAATGCCGCCATGTTTGCCCATTTTTCATTGCCATGCCTATCTTCCTTGTAAGCGCGGATGCTGGCATATATGTTCTCGCCGACGCTTGAGAAACCCTCAGAATCTTTGACGGGAACGGTTTTAACAATCTCAATGAAACTGTTCATTTTCCCAAAACTCATGCTCATACCCTCCAGTTCCTGTCAAGCCGCAAAAGCGTATTTACAGTGTTCCACACTTGCTGGCTCGCCTGCACGTTATCTGCAAAGAAACCTGCCGTCGAGCCGTCCCTGCTTTCATAGAAATGGCTCGACAGCATGATCACAGCTTGTTCGGTAGTAGGCGGCATGGTGTTCTCGGAGTAGTACCCCTCTAAGATGTGCTGATAGCTTTCGGCGTAGGACAAAGCTGCGCGCATAAACCCTTCCAAAAGCGTATCGTCCTCGGAGTGCTCAAGAATCAGGTTAGCCTTAACCTTGGGTAACAATGTATCAATCACACTCATGCCGCTTCACCCCCTATGTTATGATGCTTTCTGTTGGAGCACCTTTACCGCTTCCGGCAGTATCAGTTTCCCGTCTACACGCTGAGTTGCGATAAAGCCTACTTGGCCTGTGGCGGCAAATAATTCACTTAAGCGTTTGAATACACGCCCCTGACGGTCAGCCACCCAATAGTAGCCGAAATCACCGAACACCACAGTCTTAGCGCCCGCTGCGATGGCGGGAATATATGCAGAAGTGTATAGCGGGCGGTTTAATATGGTGTCAGGCGTCGCATCCTTTATGGAAGGCTGCCACAGATACTGGCCGCTGTTGTCCTTTAGCTTTCTGATTGCCTTTATGGTCGTGTCGTTCATGACGAATACCGCTTTGTTGCGATATGGCGCTTTTAAGCTGTAAAACAGATCAAGAATTTCATCTAAAGCGATTGTATTGGCTGCCGCCGATGTCACACCGATCTGACCTCCACCGGCTAAAGCAAGTATACCTAACGGCTTACCGGCTCCGTCGCCGACAAAGAAGGCTTCCTCCTCCTTGCTGCCTATGCGGCGCGCGAACTCTCTCGTGATGTAGCTTTCAAGGTTAAAAACACTGTCGTTTAAAAGTTCCTCGGAAACCTTTATCATAGTCGCCAGCTTGTATGCTCCGATCGAAACCTGTCCAAAGCTGTCATCGCTTTCCGGGATAGAGCCTTCCTCGTCAATCCATGACGCTGTGCCCCTGCTCGCCACAACAGGAATCTTGCGATCTCCGCTTGATGTGTTAATGACATTGGCAAGTTTGCGGAATATGTTTTCCTCCTCTAAGGATTTCACAAGTGTACGCTCAAACTCATCCGGAACAAGATATCCGCCCTCAGAGTCCGTTCCAATCTGCAAAGCGTCTAAAACATCGTACTTGGGCTTTTGTGAGCGCATGGCGTTCCAGAAAGCCCGCTTGTACTCGGAAGTCGCCCTTCCGGACTTATCTGAGCCTGATGTCACGCTTGGGGCGTTAGTTATGGGTCTGTTGATTGGATTTGATAACTCAGC